CCTCCGATTTTTTCCCTTGTTGTACCTTTAGCTATCTCGGATCTTGCTCTATTATAATATTCGGCGTTTAGCTGAGACCCTTTCACGGACATCAATCTGTCTATCTCTGCATCGGCTATAACACCATTGTATCCTCCTTCTGCGAGAACCTTGCGCACACTCTCTCTTCCTGCCTTCAATTGCAGCTGGCTCTCCTCCTTAAGAAGATTGTTACGCTGTTGCTGCAGTCTGATAAGCTCCTCTGCCGCCCTCTTCTTGTCCTCTGCGGACGCGTTGCTGTCCCTTAGGATTTTTTGCTGCTCCGCCCTCGATGTCGCGTTGCGTGCGAGGTCTACGGACTGGAAGGTCTTGAAGGTGCCCAAGTTATCAATAGCGTCATAGGCCTCACGAGACTTGGCTATAACATCCTTCAAGCCTTTGATGAAGTTATCCATGCCGCCCTGTTGAATTGAGATAAAAAAACTGTTGATGGTGCTGTCAAGCACCATCATGCCTCTTTGAAAGTTGTCCGCGGACGTCTCAGTCGCGTTCATTGCTTTCTTAAACGTCTCAAAAGCTCCAGACGCCAAACCTAAGGAGGCCAAAAATGCTCCGCCGAACCCTTTAATTGTTCCTGTTAGAGCATCCATCTGCTTCTGCGCCTCCTTGTTGGCCTGCATCTGCTCTCGTTGCGCCTTCTTGATCTTCTTAGTAGTCTCGTTGAGCTCCCTGTCGAATTTTTTGTTGTTGAGCTCCGTATTGACGGATAATGTCTTATTTGCCATAAAATTTTTTGCAGATTTGCGTTATATACTCTTCCTGAATCGCAGCGTTAATCTTATCCAGGTTCTGGTCGTATGCGATTGCTATCGCGTCATTACCCTCTATCTTACCTCTGTTAAGTTTTACATTCTTGTTCTTATACCGGCGCTTGGTTAATGTTCCGTTACTCCTCTTTCTCCGCACATACGAGTGCGCCGTCCTGTCCTTAGTGCCCGCAATGAACCAAGGGGTCATGATTGAATATTCCGAGTTTAACTTCAGGGGATGGATGCTCGCTCTTTGCTTCCTTTTGTTGTATGTTATTCCGATGCTCTTCATCATCACATAGAGGCCTTGTGATATACTGCCCGAGCGCACTGCTTTGATAACCCCTGCGTCGGATACATCACGCCTATGCCGTGACAGATTGTTGTAAAAATTAATCTGCGCCTTGGCCGTAAGAATGTTGGCGCCCTTGAATATTGCTTTCTTCACAACCTGGTCCTGCTCCTTCACTTGTAGGCGGTCGAATGCCTTAAGAACCTCATCCGCGTCTATCGTTACATTCATTATTAAATGCTTCCTTTGCGGCCTTCAATAAGGCCTTCTTATTTATGTCCTTATTCGTAACATCCCCATCAATAGGCCATATACTTGCCTCGTCTATGGTCTTCGTTGAGTTGCTCTGTATTATGCCGTAGAATATCCGTCTGAACAGCCTTGCCGTGTCGTTGAACCGCATCTCTTGCCCTTCGAACATTAGGGGAAGCTCATATGCCGAGGCCTTGTCAAGCATGTACTCCATGTCTATGCCAAGGCGGACGGCCTTCGTGTATATGTCACGGCAGGACTGCTGCGGCGTATCTAGTTTTTTTTTGTGCCCTTGGGTAGCAACCCGAAGAGATACTGTGCATTTTCTGCGTTATCCAGAGCCTCAACAAACTCATCGAGGGACATTTGCAGTGTCGGGTTGGAGAGAATTAGTACTCTCCAGAGATATATTATCTGGTTGTTCAGGGTGCTGAGGTTTAGTGGTACGGGAGGAAGACCCTTGCTCTCTCTTGCCGTATTTATATGTTCCTCCGCCTCGAGTGACGCCCTGAATGTAGGTGTAAATTTTAGATTCTTAAGTTCCATAGTGTGTTTTAAAAAAAAGGGTGTAAAAAAAATTCAGCATTTTAATACACCCTATATTAGTTATTACTTTAGCCTCCTACTCCAGGAGCTGTATCGCTCAATGCGCCTGACCCGTCTATCTTAATGCTAACCGTCGCGTCCTCCTCATTAGCGAAACTTCCCGAAATGGAAATTATTCCGTTCCCGTATCTTGCCCATCCAGATGCTTTTTTGGCGTAGCTTCCATCACTCTGAATTTCCGCCTCAGCCATTACGATTGGGACTTCCTTCCTTGCAGCAACAAGGTCGATAAGACCGTCGAAATCTTCCATGTCGCAGATAAGGTGGTCGCTAGTTGCGCCCCAGCTTGTGGAGGATACTGTTTTCTGTATCCATCCTCCAGCCATTTGTTTATATTTCGTTGACTCCTTAGTGGCGCTGTCCACATTTACGGACATGTTGGTCGCCGCAACATGGTATATGCCGTTGATGCTAAGAAGTACAACTTCACCTTGTACAGCTTTCATTATACTTTGAATTTATATACTAAATTTTGGATAAAATCTCCACTCGCATACCCTTCCGTGTGGTTTTCGAAACTCACTTCGGGGATTAATTTTGTTATACCCTTCATCGCCTCTTTTACTAATGAGGCCACACGCAGGCTCTCCTTATAGCTCTTGGGAGATACGATTACCACGTTATACGTAGCCTCATAACACAGAATATTCTGTTTGGCCCTGATAATATCCAGGTTGGAGCGCTGGTACGCGATGAAATTCCCCGTCACGGCGCTCTCGGCCATTACAGGGAATACTTTCAGGTTCTCTTTTTTCAACAAATCCGCATTGTTCAGGGTTGTTATTATCGCTTCTCCGATATCCTCGTATCTCATTTTCCCTATTCATTAACTGATGTTGCTATAAATTGCATTGAGTTCGCGTCTATGACTGGCTTGCTGAGCTGCCATAATGTGTCCGCGAACCGTACCCGCATGGTGCAGTCTATATCGTTCCGCTTGTAGATTGTAATGACAACAGACTGCTCCTGCGACAGCGCGTAAGTGTTAAGGGCGTTGCGCCCTCGCTCGAACTGCACGTCAGCCCATAAGGTTTTGTATGTAGCCCATTGGCTCTCCATGCCTCTTGTGTCGTTCGCTTGGGCCAGTTTTAAAAACTCAACCCTGTATCTCAGTCTCGACGCTGTTATCATGATACTTAATATAAGATTGCAGAATATAGTCATGCAGGCGGACATTATACATCTGCACATAACTGGTGTTCTCCCTCTGGTTATACGCCGTGGCTATGTCCGACAAGAGATATAATCTTAAGTCCGCAGGGAGATCTCCTCCGTTCTCCTCTACTATACTACCTAAGTTGTTATTCGTTATCCTGGCGAATTTAGCCTCTATAGATGCTATCAGCGAGGCGATAAGTTTGTCATCTTCGCAATAATCTCCGTCCTGGCGGATATATTCCTTAGCTTCATCTACTGTTATATACATACACGATATAGATTAAGGGGGATAAAATCCCCCTATGACTATTTAATTGCCATTGCCTTGATTGCGTCGCTGCGCAACATCTTGAAGTCCCAATAAGAATTGACAATAATTCTTACCTGGTCCTTATCAGCCAATGTATATGGGTCTACCTTCATCTCAATTGCTCCCCATTGTGCGATAAGAATCTTGGATGCGTCACAGAATATCAATTTATGCTCGTCTGAGCTTGTGCCTGACGCTGGGATAGCGTTGGTCTCAAACAATGGATATCCGCCCACCTTGCCGTTCTCTGCCAAATAGCGGTCTGAGTTAGCGCTCCACTGGGTAGTTTCCAATATTCCAACGCCCTCGCTGTTGGTGATATAACAAGGTTTAGCTGCCTCTATGTTAGCCTTAGCTACGGCCACTTTAAGTGCATTTACGGTTTTCTTTGTTGGCGCTGCCGCTGCCGCGATTGTTAGACCGTTAAGAAGTCCTGCAGGTCTGCCGCTACCACTCGCTGTAGCGTCCAAAATAGATTTTTCTAACTCGTGTGAAATTGCGTCAACTATGTCTTGGCGTAACATAGCATCTGCGTCGGCTGAATCTTGTAACAAGAATTGCTTGTCAACAGTGATTAGAGCGCACAATCTTGATGGTGTAAGTTCGATGTCTGAGAATGTGCCAGCTCCGTCTGCTGCGGCTGTGCCAGGAGACTTCCATGCAGCACTTGTGCCGGAATAAGAAGGAATAGTAATATTACCCCTCAACCCTGACATGAATTTGGCTCCTGCAGCATTTAATACCAATGCGTTACGTAGTGGTCCCATAAGACCCTGGATATCGGTAGAGATAACATCTGCACCAGCAGTCGCTGTGATAGTGGCGCGTTTCTCGCTGGCAGGTACGATTAGAGCATCTGGCAATGCCTCAAGGCCTGCCTTGCGCATCTCCTCTCGTCCTGCCTTGTCTACAGCCCTTGTCTCTTCTGTCATTGGTTTTACGCCTGCCTTCTCAGCGATGGCGTTCAACAATGAGAACTTGCGCTCTTCTGTCTTTACTTCTTTCTTCTCCTCGGCTACCTTAGCCTTGCGAAGCTCAGCGATTGTAAGCTCCTGCTTAAGGACGTTGATTTTCTGAAGGGCTGCCTCGTTGTCCTTCTTCTCAGCATCAGTAAGGTCTCTCTTCTCGGCCTCAGCTGTTGCGATTACCTTCTCTCTTGCCTCAACCTCTGTGTTGATGGCATCCTTGATTTCATTAATTGTCATGCTAATCAATTTTTAGATTATGAAATTCATTTTTATAATCTCTATAGTTAATTACGGGCGGTTCTGGCTTAACCTCCTCTTGTTTAACTTCGTCCAAATTCCTCTTGGCTATATTCGTGTCCTGATACGCTGGATTGTACACAGGAGATATGTCGTACAGTTCCTTGATTTTTATCACAAATCTTCTATACTTGCCATCGTTGTCCTCCCATTGCGCATCCTCCACACGAAAAGCAAATGAGCAGCTGTCTATATCTCTTCTATCGATAGCTTCCAGCAACTCGTCCCCAAGAGGCGTGTTAGGAGCGTCAAATGCGAAGAATAATCCCTCATCGTCAATTTTCAGTTCTAAACTTCCCTTTCCGTACTTGCTCCTCGCAAGTGCGCCCCTTGACTCGTCATGGTTCATGAGTGCCAGGACTACAGACCTCTTAATGCAGTCTTCATCTATGCACCCCTTGACCATAACCTCATCCCATTCATCGCTAAACAATACGGACGGCTTGTCGAAGACGGCCGCATATCCTTCTACTCTCCTACTCTCCGACACCTTACGCAGTGTCGCCGTCAGAGATCTTATCTCCTTCTCCATCTATGTCATTATTTGTGTTAATACTCTTATCAATGGGCTGCAGGTTGACAGGGACAAATAGAACATCCCCGTTCTTAACAGGCCCTAAGTCGAACATCTCTCTTCCCTCATTAGGCGTCATGATGCCATATCCTACAAGTTTGCTGGCGAACTCGGCCTGCGTCTTCTTGTCCGCCCTTAACAGAAGGTCAGTGTCGAACTGTAGCCTCTTTTTCCGGCGCTCCGATGGAAGTAACAATTTACGTGTGAGTTCCTGCTCTATTTTGGTCAGCAATGGCTGCAATGTGCCTGTAAGAAAATCGAGATTTGTAGCCTCCACAGTGCTGTAGTTGGCGGCACTAAGGTCAAAGGCCTTGATAGGGGAGACCCCAAAAAACCTGCAGATGTCAATCACATTGAATTTTCTTGTTTCCAGCATCTGCGCCTCGACAGGACTGACTGTTATTGGCTTGAAATCTATATTACCAGGTAACACGGCAATGCCGTTGCTGACACCTGATGTCGGGTCAAGAGAGGACCTCCATGATTTTTTTAATTCTTCCTTCTGCTTGTCCGTGATTATTCCGTCCACCTTAAGGAATCCTGATAGGTTGCCTCCACCCTTGAAAAAATTCTTGGCGTGCTGTTCTGAGTAATCCGACAATTCGATTGTGTTCACAGCGTGGCTGAGGGTGGATATACCTTCTATACCGTCATAGCTGTAATTAAGGATGTGGATGAAGTCATCCTGCTCGTAGGTGCGGCCCTTATATTGGTAATATATATCTCCATTCCTCACTGTCACGGTCACGTCGTCCGGGTGTACCCATATAAGAGCCTTGAACTTAAGGTTGTTGTCTCTCTCTATTAGGGCGTACCCATTGCCGTTAAGGTACATAGAGGTAACCAGCTGGTACATTAGTTGATATCTTGTATATCTCGGACTTATGCTGTCGTTAATCTTATCCGTTATGTTGTCCTCTATCCATCTGTTGCGCCTTCGCGAGTCCCTCTCACACGCCCCGATGGGAAGCTGGGCCACTGCGGACGCAAGGACGTCGACACACCTGTATACGGCGGGAAGGTTCATAGCCTTGTCGGTTTTAACGAATTGGCCGAACAGAAGAGCCTCGAATTTACCCCTGACCTCCTTGGGCAGGATTTTTTTAAAAAAATTCATGTCTATATGCTAAAATTAGAGTACATAGGTGTTTGCAGATACATGCCCAGCGCCTGTATTAGCGCGATGCATCCGTCTATCTTGTTCTTGCTGCAGCTCTTGTCGGGCTTGCAGTTTCCGTTAAAATCAGATTTTAGGACGACATTCTTGAAACAGAATCTTGTAACCTCATTATTGTCTATATCTATGTTGCCCGCAAGGAACAACCTCTCAAGTTCCTTGGTCGGCTGGTTGAAATTTCCGATGGATTGCGAGTATTCCACAAGTGGCAGCCCGAGGCTCGTGGCGGATATTGCCCACTGCGTGGCGTTCCAACTGTCGTAGCCTACCTTGAATATCCCAGGTTTCTCGGAATATCTCAGCATGTCCGCCGTGATATAGTCGTAATCGGTAACATTACCCGGAGTTATCTTAAGGACGCCCCTGCGTGCCCATTCCTGATACTGGCTCTTTAGATACTTATCCTTAAGAGCCTGCTCTGGAAGGTAATAGTCTATCTTAGCCTTGAATCTGCCATCAACATTATACAGATACGCCACCGCCGTAAGGTCTGAAATGGAGGATAAGTCAACCCCAACAAATAACGGCATGTCAGAATCCTTAAGATTTATATTCTTGGTGGCCTTGACGATGTAATCGGAAGCTATCCATGTCTGGTCGCTATCCATCCACTCGTTAAGATTTTTCGTCCTTACACCAACCTCTAAGGAGGGCGTGTTGATGGCCTTCTGAATCTGTCTCTGCATATAATCTGACTTGACCGTTACGTCTAGGTTGGGCGATGCCTTTCCCCATACTGACGGATCCTTCCAATCGTCATTAATGTCTATGGAATATATTGCCGAGAACTGTGTCTCGTCTTCCTTAATTCCTCTTAATATCTCTATGTTGGTATCTCTTGTCTGGTAACATGGCCCTGATTTGTCAAATCCAGCTGTAGTTATTATTATACTTAGCGGATTGTCTCGCATACCCATACCGGACTCAAGAACATCTCTTAGTTTGCCGTTCTTGGCGGCGTGAAACTCGTCAAGAATATATACCGACGGATTGAATCCGTCGAGCTTGGTGTCATCCGCTGCCAATACGGATATTATATTCTCCTGTCCGTCCTTGTCGTATATAACGTAATCTCTGTATACACTTAGCTTCTCTGAGTTAAGTGCCCTTATGAATGTCTTGCTTATTTTGAACGCGATGCCTGCCTGGTCCTTGCAGTTGGCCGCGAAGTCAACCTCAGCCTCGTTCTCCCCGTCTGCTATCAGGCAATAGAGCGCGATGCCTGCGGCGAAGGCTGTCTTACCGTTCTTGCGCGCTATCTCCAGATATACGCTCTTGCATACCCGCTCTTCGGTGCCCTTATAATAGAACCCGAAGATGTTGGCGACACAGAACTCCTGCCAGGGCATTAAAATAAAGGGCTTGCCGGCATATCGGCCTGTCCCGTGCCTCAACCTCGAGAAGAACCTTATCACCCTTGCCACTATCTCAGGCCTGAACTCATATCTCGGGTTGTCGAGCATGGTGTAATACCTATCTACGGCAAGGTGTATGTATTCCCCTACAATAATGGCGGAGCTACGGACATCCTCGGCATACGTATCATAGCCCGAACTCATCCTTATTCTCCTTCTTCTTCACGTCCTTAAGTCTGCGGTGCAGGTTGGCAGTGATAGTCTTTATAAGATTCTGGCTCGCTGCTATTACTGTCTGCTCTGGATTGACCATCACTCCTCTTGTGCCCTCAATCACATAGGCCGTCTGAAGGGAGTCCATGCACTTAAGCATAGTGTTGTAAGCTCCTACGAGGGCGTTAATCTGCGGTTCGTCGTATATTTCCAGGACTTCCTCATACTGCCTTATAAAATCGGTAATCCATTTCTTGGCGGATGGATGTAGGTCCTTGACTACTATTCTTATTTTCATAATACGATGTCCTTTCTATATAAAGGCAAAAACGTATTACATTTTTCACTTTAGTATTGTATATACTTAATATTTAGTATCTTAGGAATGTAAAAAATATACTATGAAAAAAATAATCACCGTCAGAATTGACGAGGGGGACATTACTGATATTAAAGAAATAATGAAGGTTACTAAGGCGTCCCAATCTAAAGTGCTTAGAGTCTTACTTAAATATGCGATTGATATAACCATAAGTAGATTAGAGAATGATAAGGAACTACAACAGGGATAACGTGCTGGATATTGTGTATTGGCTGGGTGGCATAGAACAGGCGTGCAAGTACATGCGATGCAGTTACAATGCATGTATAGACATAATAGACGGAGTAATGCTGGCGACTAACGGTGGATATTACATGCCGACTAAGAGGGTGGAGTGCTCTCCGGAAATGTCGGATGTTATCGCAGTCAGCAACAGTTATCTACGGAAAATACTGATAACATCGATGGAGGATGAGGACTTCCTACAGTCCGCCATCATTGCATCGATTAATGATTATGATGGAAGAATACCCACCAAGAAGGAATTCATTGAGAACACCTGTATTAGATTCAACTTGTTTAAGTTTGTGGAGGATAAGAGAAATGCCATATTTGGAACGGCCAAAACCGAAGCCTTCAGATAAGAGGTTGTTACGGCAGTCAATATATCAGACGGCGCGATGGAGGAAGCTGCGCGACGCCCACAGGATGGCGCACCCTATTTGCGAGAAATGCGGAAATAAATTCATGGATGACGTGCATCATAAGATCTCTCCGTTCAAATTCATGAATCCGGATGAAATTAAATATTGGGCGTATAACCCTGACAATCTTATAGCGCTGTGCAGACATTGCCATAACCTGGAGCATGGGATAATCAGGTGATATTGCAATTCACTTAATCAGCTCCAGGTTCTTGATGGCTTCAATCTTCTGCTCATCCTCCACCTTCCTGTAGGCCATGAACGCTGTGCTCGTCTCGGTATGGCCGCTCATCGACGCTATAACCTCATTTTTAACGTTCTTGGCGTACATAAGGGATATGAATGTCTTCCTCGCCACATGTGAAGACACAGCCTCATATAATGGCACGTTCTTCTCTTCTCCTGTAAGGGTGTCAACTACAGGAACAAGCCTGTCAAGGCCTGCTATACGGAATACGTCTTTAATGACCCTATTATAGTAGGGCTGGGCCAAGAAGGGCACAACGGTAAGCTCATCGTATTTATTTATCAAGATTTGGGCCTCCTGTGTCAATGGAACTCGGACGTCTATCGCCGTGCTGCCCTTTGTTTTTTGCGGGCTGTACATCAAATAACCGTTATGGAGGTTGTCTCTTTTGGTCAATGAGAATAAGTCGCCGACTCGGCAGCCCGTCAAGCATTGGATTATGAACACATCCCTTACCTTGGCATGTCCTGGGCTTAGCTCGGTACCCAACAATGTGTTGAGCTCTTCCACGTATAGGCTGATATGGCGATGTATGTGAGCCTTGACTATCTTATACCCGTTGAATGGACATAATGTTGGCTCCTTGCGCTCCTTGCTTATAATATCGGTCATATATCTGACCACCGTCCTGAGGGATACCAATATCACATTCACGGCGCTGTCACCTCGCTCGCCGGTATACAGAAATCGCTCGTATTTCTTGAGGAACACATGGTCTATCCTGGAGAATGTTATCTCCCCAACTTCCACCTCGAATTTCCTTAAATGGTTCTCCGCCATCTTGTGCCTCTTGATTGAGTTGTGTGATAATTTATGCTCCAGATAGAATTGAGCG